TGGAACGCATTGCCGAGCGGCTTGAGGCCCTGTCCGCCGCCGCCGACGAACTGCACCCGATAGATCCGCACGAAGTCAACATCTGCGTGGTTCAAATCCTAGCCCAAGCCGAAATGCTGCGCGCGGGCATCCTCGAACATGAAAGGGCCGAATGATGGATCGCCGTAATATTATTCCATCCATTCGCTTCTTGAGACAGGCGGAAACTAGCAATCTTGATCCGAGCGCCTGTTGGATTTGGAAGGGTAACATAAATAGCAACGGTTATGGCCGGTTTGTTATTGGTAACAAACATAAGTTGGCCCACCGAGTCTCATTTGAGTTGTTTGTTGGGAATATACCGGATGGGCAAAATGTCTGTCACACTTGTGATGATCGACTTTGCGTCAATCCACATCACCTTTGGCTAGGTTCACAGTCCGAAAATCTAGCCGATGCCGTTTCAAAGGGTAGACTAACACCACCGGACACGCGCGGTGAAAGAAATGGAAACCGCAAGCTTACGGCTTCAGACGTTTCAAAGATTAGGGATATGTTCAAAGGTGGAATCAAGCGGTTCTTGATTGCGCGACACTATAACGTTTCCCCATCAACGATTGGGGAAATAATTTCAAACAAAACGTGGAAGGAAGTTGCCTGATGGCCAGCGTAAATTCGTGCACATTTGTAGGCAACTTGGGCAAAGACCCCGAATGCCGTGACGTAAGTAACGGCCAAAAGGTCGCCAACTTCTCCATCGCCTGCACTGAAAAGTGGAAAAGTAAAGACGGAGAAAAGCAAGAGCGCACGACCTGGGTTCCTGTTGTCGTTTGGGGGCCGCTTGCCGATGTTTGTCAGCGCTATTTGCACAAGGGCAGCAAGGTCTACGTTTCCGGCAAGTTTTCGGTTCGCAAGTTTCAGGACCGCGACGGCAATGACCGATATGCAACAGAGATCGTGCTGCAAGGACCGCAGGCGCAGCTTGTGATGCTCGACGGCAAGCCTGCCGATGGCGGGCGCGCTGCGTCGAATGAAGGCACCACCACCACGCATTACGGCGCGCACGGCGGGCAGTCGAGCGGTGGCTTTGCCGACGACCTCGACGATCATATCCCGTTTTGAGTCACCTCGCGCCTGATGTTTTCGGCGGGCGCATTGGAACCACGTTGGCGGGCCGTGGGGTGAAAAGCCCGCCAAACTTTCCGGGGGTCATATGTTCCAGCGCAAACCGCAGACCGTTACGCGCACCAAGCAGGACCGCCGCGTTCAGCTTGTGCAGGTGCTTACCTATCGCCGCAGTCTGGACGGGATCACCGCCGCCGATGTTGCGCGTTGGACCGGCCTTAGTGAAGCCGAATGTGCCGACGCCTTGCAACGCGAGATTGCGAGGCGCGCGGTATGAGCGCCCGCGATAGCCAGGTGGGCGGAACCCACTACGCCGACAAGCCGATCCAGCCTTGGGACGCGATGAAGGCATGGATGACGCCCGAACAGTTCGAGGGATTCCTGCGCGGCAATGCGATCAAGTATCTCGCCCGCTACCCCGACAAGGGCGGCATCGAGGATTTGCGCAAGGCCCGCCACTACCTCGACGCGCTGATCGAGGTGCTGGCATGAGCGCGTTCGACCACCTCGAAACAACGCTCGATCCCGTGCCTTTGTTCCCGGTCGAAGAACCGGACGGGCGCAAGGACTTGAGCGAGCTTGAACGGCAAACCCTGTTTCGCCGCTATGCCGCCACACTGGCTCCGCAGGTGGTTGTTTGGGCCAATGCCAACGCGGGGAAGCGCAACCCCATGCAGGCGCGGCGTGAGGGCATTGTCGCGGGCGTGTTTGACATGGCCTGCGCTTGGGACGTTCGCGCCAGCACGATCCCCGATTGCCCGCTGTCCATCTGCTACGTCGAGTTCAAGGGATACGACAAAAACGGTCGCCCTGGCAAACTCTCGAAATCGCAGATCGAGTGGGGCAACAGGATGCACGAACGCGGGCACAAGGTCGCCTGCTTCTATTCCGGCAAGTCTGCTTTTGAATGGATGGCCTCCCTTGGCGCTCCGGTTCGGGGGCGCGCTCAATGAACCTCGCGCCCCGCCAGCCGGACCCTCTGCGGGAAGTGCTGGCGCGGGTGCTTGTCCAAATCGCGCTGCGTGATCCCGACCCGGTTGAACGCGCGGCAAAGCTCCAAATCTTGCAGAAGGACGGTTGGCTGTGATGCCCGCAACCGAAACACAACAACAGCACTGGACCGACCGCCGCTTCGTCTATTTCAAGGGCCAGTTCGATACCCATATCGAAACCGGCGAGGATTACCCGACGCAGGCTTTGGCCAAGCTGTTCAAGATGGCGCCGGGGAACAAGCCCAAGGGCGCAGGACTGGCCTGCATTCCGTCCACTTATGCCGACTTCGACGCGCGCGAACATGCGGCACAGCGCGAGCGGGGCCGGTTCATTGCGCTGGCGGGCGATGTGGATAGCGGAAATCATAGCCTCGATGCGATCCGCGAGGGCGTGACAGCTTTTGTCAACGGCGCGGCGTGGATGATCTATTCCAGCCCACACGCGCGGCCCGACGATATGCGGTGGCGGATTATCCTGCCGCTGGCCGAAGAACAGGGCTTCGATTCATGGCACGATGCCCAGCTTTCCTTTTTCGCGCACATGGAAGCGCGCGGCATTGCTATGGATCACGCTCTCGCCCGTGCCGCGCAGCCGGTCTACCTGCCCAACGTCCCTGCTGTTCACGCCAAGACCGAAACCCCGCTTCGGGGGCCTGATGGTAAGCCGCTCTATTTCGTGCGCGAGCATAGCGGGCTGGACAAGCCTGGGCTTGACCTCACTGCGGGCGTGGCGGCTGACGGGATCGCCGCCATTGCCAAGCGCCGCGCGGATGACGAGCGCGCCCGTGAAACCCTGCGCCGGGAAGCTGAACAGCGCCGCGCGTCGATGCCCAAGGGCGATGGTGCCAGCCTGATTGATGACTTCAACGCGGGTAACACGGTCGCGGCCATGCTCGAGCTATGCGGCTATGAGCAAAGCCCGCGTAGTGACATTGACTGGCGATCACCGCACCAGACCGGCGAGACCTATGCCACCCGAGTGATGGGCAGCAAATGGATTAGCCTGTCGGCCAGCGATGCAGCGGCGGGCGTCGGCACAACCTGCGCTGCGGGCTGCTACGGCGATGCCTACGACCTCTATGCCCACTACAAGCACGGCGGCGACCACAAGGCCGCATACCGCGCGCTAGGGGCCGAGCGGCGCATTGCTTCGGGCAATGTGGTCTATCCCGAACAGTTCGCTGACCCGCCCGCATGGATCAATGAAATCCCGCTGCATGATGAAATGCCGGACTTTGCAGAGGCCACGTTCGAACCGGACTTTGAGCCGGCCATTGAAGCGCCGACCGAATTGCAGGTGGTCGATGCCTTCGACTTCGACGAGGCCGCGATCCCGACCCGCCCGTGGGTGATCCCCGGCGTCATGCTGTCTGGCTATACCCATATGCTCGCCGCGCCTGGCGGTTCAGGCAAGTCCCTGTTCACGCTGCAACTCGCCATCGCGTTGGCCCTTGGCGAGCCGTGGGGAACATTTACCCCGCGCCGCAAGGCCCGCACCCTTATCATCAACGTAGAGGATGATCTGCATGAACAGCGCCGCCGCCTTGCCGCAGCGCGCCGAGTAATGGGACCGGAGCAGGATGCGCTGCGCGGCATGGTCCATCTTGTTGCCGACACCGACAATATCATTGTCGCGGGCTTCGATGAACAGCGCCGCGTCATGGTCGCCAAGCCGATTGTCCCAGTGCTGGTCGATTATATCCGCCGCCACGGGATCGACGTGCTGATCGTTGACCCGTTCACCGAGACTTTCGAGGGCGACGAGAACGACAACAGTGAAGTCAAGTGGGCCATGCGCATCTGGCGCGACGAGATCGCCAAGGCGACCGGCTGCGCAGTCTATCTTGTCCACCACACCACCAAATACGCAGCGGGCGGGGCAGGCGATGCCAATGTAGTTCGCGGCGCGGGCGCTATCGTCAACAGCACCCGTATCAGCGCCACCCTTATGCCCATGACGCAGGACGAAGCGGCAACGCTGGGCATCGATGATGGCGAGCGCAACCTTTACGTGCGCTATGACGACGCCAAGGCCAATCAAAGCCTCAAATCTGGCAAGGCGCGCTGGTTCCAAAAGCAGTCCGTCACCCTCACCAATGGCGACGAAAACCACCCTGCCGACGAGGTGGGCGCGCTTATCCCGTGGTCACCGCCCGGTATGCTGGACGGCATTTCCATCCATGCCATCAACGCCGCGCTGGACAGCATCGACGGCGGGATCGTGGACGCGCACGGGGTGCCCACAGGCTCGCGCTACACCTATTCCACCAAGGGCGGCACCAAGGAAAGCGGGCGCTGGGCCGGATGCGTCCTGATCAACCAGCTTGGCATGAAAGAGGGGCAGGCCGGAGCGCTGCTCAAGACATGGATGAAGAACGGCGTGGTGGTCGAAGATACCTATCGCGACCCCAACCGGCGCGAGGATCGCAAGGGCCTTTTCGCACCCCGCAGCGCCCGTCCAGGGGATGCAAATTGATGCCCCAAAATAGCGCCCCAAATAGAAAATCATTTCGTGCGCATTTCGTGCAAAATGGTGCCCGAAATAAACCGGAAGCCCTAACGGGAAACCATTTTGCGCAAAAGCGCCCCAAATGGGCGCGCTATTTTGCGCACAAATGGTGCAGTTCCCGTTGTGAGGGCCTTCCGGCAAGCATCTTGGAAAGGATGTTTTGATGCGGAAGAATGCAATCTCACCGATCGGTTTGCCGCCTGTTGGAACCCTGCTCGATATCAATGGGCAGCGGTTTTTGTGCGTTGCTCACGACCAACACGAAGGCAGGTTCGGCAATAAAACCGAGGTCGCCATTTGGCTGGCAGATTGCGCGACTTGTGGTCAGCCGTTCCATAGCAAGACAACGGCAGGAAGGTTTGCTGAAGTCCGGCGATGTGAATTGCACAGGCGACCCGGCAAGCCGGTTTGTGGCGACGATGGCCACATCGCTAGCGCGCGGCGGTAATGACCACACCCAAACGGAGGTAACTGAGTGACCATGGAAGTAAGTCTCGCCCTAGCACTGCCGGAAACCACCAGCTTCCCCGAGTGGCTCTCCACCGGGCGCGCCCTCGCCAACAGCAAGCGCAACATCGATTGGCTGATCGGCGACTGGCTGAACTTCGGCAAGGCCCGCTTCCCCGAGCAGATCGAGATGGCCATCGCCGAACTGGGCGAGGATCCGCGACGGCTCAAGCGCATCGAGACCACAGTCGCCGCCTTCCCGCCCCACAAGCGCGACGGTGCCCTGTCCTTCGATCACCACGCTCATGTCGCCGACATGCCCCAGCAGGAAGCCCTGCCGCTGCTCAAGGCTGCACGCCAGGCCAACTGGACCGCCAGACAACTGCGCATCGAGGCCATGCTCCGCAAATGCGAGATCGGGCAGAACCTGCCGCGCGACGACGACCCCGACCACGATCACCTCCTCGCCATGTCCCGCGCATGGAACCGGGCACCCCGCCACGTCCGTGAGGAGTTCGCCGACATGATCGCAGAGAGCCATCTGGGAGTGATTGATGTATGACCATGCTTGTCCGCACCTTTCCCCCGCCGCCCCCCGAGTTCGCCGAGCAGTTCGCAGACGGAGGTTGGCACCGCGTCGAGCGCATCTATGGCGCCCGCACCGACCTCATCCGCAAGTGGATCGCCATGACCGGGGCCGTGTGCCGGCATCCGCGCAAAAGGAACTTCTCATGAAAACCAGCGGAACTATAAAAACCGAGACGCGCAACAGGAACGCCTGGTCACGAATGCGGACCTGCGATTGTTGCGGGAAACCCGAGTCAGTTCGCAAAGACAACACCTCGACTACGTGCAAATCATGTGCGGCCCGAAAGGCGGGCGCGATTGGATTGGTGACGATCCAGGCTCGAGCCAAACCGAAAATCCTTAAGCCTCGCGAGAGCAAGCAAATCAAGAGGCGGTGTGAAACCTGCGCGCATGACTTTACCGTCGCTCAATCGGTGGTGGCGTCGACCAGCAACAGCTCCGCCCGCTTTTGCAGCCGCCCCTGCTATCACGCGTTTCTGGCCTCAACCCCTCGCGTTCGCGGGCGAGGAAGCAGGTGGGCGACCATTGCCCGCACGGTTCGCTCCGAGACGCCATTCTGCGCCATGTGTGGCACCACACGCAGCCTGCAGATCCACCACATCACGCCGTTCCGCCTGACGCGGGACAATTCACCCACCAACCTCGTCCCGCTTTGCGTGAAGCATCACCGCGAAATCGAGACGCTAACTTGCGAGTTTGAAAGAGCATGGCCGGACCAGACAGGGATAGATCACCTCGGGACGATGATCAGGATGAGGCAGGTGGTCACGCGCCGCAGGCTGGGCAAAATAGTCGCGAGGGCATTGGCATGAACTGGCCCGCTGACAACCTCGAGCGCTGGCCCATCGAGAAGCTGACGCCATACGCTCGCAACACTCGCACCCATACGCCCGCCCAGATCGATGCCATTGCCGCGTCGATCAAGGAATGGGGCTGGACCATGCCGGTACTGGCCGATGAGGACGGCACACTTATCGCCGGCCATGCGCGTATTCAGGCGGCGCAGAAGCTGGGTATTGCCGAAGTGCCGGTCATGCTCGCCAAGGGCTGGCCGGAAGCCAAGCGGCGCGCCTACGTGATCGCCGACAATCAACTCGCCATCAAGGGTTCAGGCTGGGACTTCGAACTGCTGGCCAGCGAGATCGAGGGGCTTGGCGATGACGGGTTTGATCTTTCGCTGCTGGGCTTCAACGAGGACGAGCTCGCCAACCTGCTGGCCGAAAAGACCGAGGGGCTGGTTGATCCCGACGATATCCCAGAAGCGCCTGCCAACCCGGTGTCGGTGCTTGGCGATGTGTGGTTGCTGGGCAAGCATCGGATTGTCTGCGGTGACTCGACCGACGCGGATTGCGTGGCCGCTTGCCTCAATGGGGTGACGCCGCATTTGATGGTGACGGACCCGCCTTATGGGGTGGAGTATGATGCGGACTGGCGGAATCATACCGGCGACAAGGGCAGAACGGGCCGCGCTGTGGGCAAGGTGCTCAACGATGATAACGCTGATTGGTCGGAGGCTTGGGCGCTGTTCCCGGGCGATGTGGCTTATATCTGGCATGCGGGCAACATGGCCCACATCGTTGCTGAAAGCTTGGTCTCCAACGATTTGCATATCCGCGCGCAGATCATTTGGAACAAATCCAATATGGTTATCAGTCGCGGCGACTATCACCCCAAGCACGAGCCTTGCTGGTATGCCGTCCGCAAGGGCAAGACCGGCCACTATGTCGGCGGGCGCAAGCAGACCACCGTCTGGGATATCGACAAGCCCCAGAAGTCCGAAACCGGCCACAGCACCCAAAAACCCGTCGAGTGCATGAAGCGCCCCATCGAGAACAACTCCAGCGCAGGCCAGGCGGTTTACGAGCCGTTCTCAGGATCCGGCACCACGATCATCGCAGGCGAAATGACGGGCCGGGCGATCCACGCGATCGAGCTCAATCCCGCCTACGTCGATGTCGCGGTCAAGCGGTGGCAGGACTTCACCGGGCAACAGGCGATCCACGAGGCGACCGGCAAGACGTTTGCAGAGATGGCCGCTAATCTGCCCACACAGCCTGACACGGCGCGAGAACCTGCCAAGGAGGCCGTGTGATGGGCAAGCGCGGGCCAAAGCCGTGGGAGCCGACCGACGAGGAGGTAGCCAAGGTGCGCCTCTATGCCGGGCTGGGCTCAACCCAGGACCAGATCGCGGCGATGATCGGCAAGAGCATCGATACGCTGACCAGAAACGAGCGAACAGCCGAAGCGCTTCAGATCGGACGCGCGGAGACAATCGCCAAGGTCGCCGGGTCGCTGGTTCGCAAGGCTCTCAACGGCGATACCGCCAGCGCGATCTTCTACCTTAAGACGCAGGCAGGATGGAAAGAGACCAACGTCCAGGAACACACCGGCAAGGATGGCGGTGCAATCCAGATCGAACAGGTAAGCGCAGATGCAGATGCTTTCACCCGCTCAATTGCTGGCCTCGCTGCCCGAGGAACAGAGGGAAGCGGAACTAGCGAAACTCAGCACTGATGTTCGCGCCGCGCTGCGATGGCACTGGCCGTTCTGGGCAAGGCCGAACCAGCTTGAGCCCGAGGGCCAGTGGCGCACATGGGCGGCCATCGCGGGGCGCGGGTTCGGAAAGACCCGCCTTGGCGCCGAGTGGGTGCGCAAGGTGGCATGCGGGGCCACTCCGCTTGCCGCTGGCAGTCACCACCGCATTGCCATCATCGCTGAAACGGCAGCCGACGCCCGCGACGTGCTGGTTGAGGGCGATAGCGGCATCCTCGCCGTGCATCCGCCAGACTTTCGCCCACTCTACGAGCCGTCCAAGCGCCGCCTGACTTGGCCTAATGGGGCCGTTGCCACGCTGTTCAACGCCGTCGAGCCGGACCAGTTGCGCGGCCCGCAGCACGATGCGGCGCTGTGCGATGAACTAGCCAAGTGGCGGTATGCTAGAGACACATGGGATCAGCTGCAATTCGGCATGCGCCTTGGCGAGCATCCGCAAGTGGTCGTCACCACAACCCCGCGTCCGATCCCGGTCCTGAAAGAAATCCTGAACAGCGACGATACCGTGATCACACGCGGTTCGACCATGGACAATGCCGGGAACCTCGCTCCCTCGTTCATGAAGGCCATTGTCGATCGATATGCCGGGACGCGGCTCGGTCGGCAGGAACTCAACGCTGAAATGCTGGACGATGTGCAGGGCGCGCTGTGGTCGCGCGATATGCTTGACGTCACCCGCATCAAGCAGGCCCCGGCTATGCGCCGTGTGGTTATCGCGGTTGACCCGTCCGGCACTTCTGGCGGCGGGGAGGGGGATGATATCGGCATCGTCGCCGCAGGGGTCGGGATCGATGGGCGCGGCTATGTGCTGGGAGACTATTCCTGCAACCTCTCGCCGGAAGGCTGGGCACGCCGCGTTGCCGAGGTCTATTCCATGCACCAGGCTGACCGCATCGTCGCGGAAAAGAACTTTGGGGGCGCAATGGTTGAGGCGGTGATCCGCGCCAGTAACCGCAGTCTGTCGGTCAAGATGGTGACTGCGAGCCGGGGCAAGGTGGCGCGGGCAGAGCCGGTCGCAGCGCTCTATGAGCAGGGCCGCATTAGCCATGTCGGCGGCTTTGCTGCGCTTGAGGACCAAATGTGCGCCATGACCTCATCGGGCTACGTTGGCGATGGGTCACCAGACCGCGCCGACGCACTGGTCTGGGCACTGACCGAGTTGATGTTGGGCAATGCGCCCTACAACCTCGCCGCGCTGGCGGGGTGATCTGGGCTTGTGAACAAAGTGTGATTCAGCTATAAAAATCGGGCCGGAAACGCTGCGTCAACAGCGCCCGGCCCTGACCACAATGTGAGGTGACACACTATGGCTGCCCGTTCCGATATCACGCCCGAGCTATGCCGCCAACTCCTCCGCTACGAGCCGGAGACAGGGAAGCTTTTCTGGAAGCCGCGCGGTTTTGACCGATTTCCTGATGAACGGTCGGCAAAGATTTGGAATACAAGATTCGCTGGGCAAGAGGCTTTTACGGCGATTTCGCGCGGATATAAGATTGGGACGATCAACTATGTGATGGTTAAGGCTCATCGCGTGGCATGGGCTATCCACTACGGTGCGTGGCCAGAGGTCATAGACCATATCAATGGTGATCCGGCAGATAACAGGATTGAAAATCTGAGGAGTATTCAGCAGTCATCAAACATGCTGAACATTGCTAGGCGGACGGACAATTCATCTGGCGCGACAGGGGTTTATGCTTCCAATGGCGCTTGGGTCGCAGAGATTAGGTTGCAAGGGCGTAAGAAGTATTTGGGGGCATTTGCAACAATTGAAGATGCTATCTCTGCGCGGAAGAAGGCTGAGAAGGAGCTTGGATTTCACCAGAACCACGGAAGGTGACGGCGGTAACGGTGGGGTAGTGTTTGTCGCTACCTCGCTGCATGGGAAACGTCCTTCGCCTCTTTGATGGATTGCGCAATGCGATCACGGGTGCCGGGTCTGGCCGAGACGTGCGATCGCTCAATAGTTACGCGCCAGCGATGTGCCTCACCCAGTATGATATTGATTCTGCTTACCGTGGGAGCGGATTGCTCAGGAAAATCATCCAGATTCCCGCGCTCGACATGGTGCGCGAATGGCGCGACTGGAAGCTCGACGCCGATGATGTTGCCAAGATCGAGGCGGAGGAAAAGCGCCTTGGCCTGCGTGAGAAGGTGCGCGCTGCCGAAGTGCTGCGGGGTCTGGGCGGCGGGGCGCTGATCCTCGGTCTGCCCGGTGATCCTGCAAGCCCCGCGCCAGATACCATCCGCCCGGGTCAGCTCCTGTTCGTCAACGTGGTCTCGCGATGGCACCTCTCGTTTGACGCCATGCAGGACGACGCGCGCCTGCCGGGTTACGGCGAGCCGACGATGTGGAAGCTCAACTCGGGCACCACCGCGCAGATGGCCATTCACCCAAGCCGCGTGGTGCCGTTCCGCGCTGACACGACCGCCATGCTCGCCGCGCTGACCATTGGCCGCGACGATGCCTTTTGGGGTGAGAGCCGGGTTGCGCAGGTGCTGGACGCGGTGAAGGACAGCGACGGTGCGCGCGGGGCCTTCGCCTCGATGCTGCACAAGGCGCGCCTGACCCGCATCGGCATCCCGCGCCTGTCCGAGATTGTCTCGACCCCCGGCGGCGAGGCTGCGGTCTCTGCCCGGCTCGAGGTCATCGCGCTCGCTGAATCCATGTTCAACGCCACGTTGTTTGACGCAGGGACCGACGGCAAGGACGCCGAGCGGATTGATGACGTAACCTATAGCTTCGCCGGGGCTAAGGATATTCTGTCAGCCTATGCCGAGTTCGTGGCGGCGATTTCTGACATTCCAGCCACGCGCCTGCTGGGCCGCGCGCCCGAGGGGATGAACGCGAGCGGGGACAGTCAGCAAACCGACTGGCGCAAAAAAATCAGGGCGATGCAGAATATCGACCTCGCCCCGTGCCTTGACCGGGTAGACCGCTACCTCGTCCAGTCTGCGACCGGCACCGTGCCTGACGCGCGCGCATGGTTCGATTTCTCCCCGCTCGATACCCCGAGCGAAAAGGAGAATGCCGACCGCTTTGCCGTGCAGGTGGGCGCAATCGAGAAGCTGGCGAACATGGGCATCATGCCCGAGCGCGCGCTGGCCAAGGGTGCGCAGTCGCTGCTGATCGAGGAGGGTTATCTGCCCGGCCTTGAGGCGGCGCTTGATGAAATCCCCGAGGATGAGCGGTGGGGCGTTGAGCCTGACCTGTCGCTTGATCCCGTCAACAGCGGAAAGGAGGTTGATCCAGCATCTGCCGGTCAGGGCGGAGAAACGCCG